AAGACGATGCTGAAGCAGAAGATGAAACGGCTGATGATAAAGGCGGCGGTGGTGGCGGCGGAGGCGGCGGAGGCGGCGGCAAGATCGTCTGCACCATGATGAACGAGTCGTATGGTTTTGGGTCTTTTAGAAATAAGATTTGGTTAAGACACTCAAAAGGTTTGGCACCAGAATATCAAAAAGGATACCACAAGATATTTTTACCACTTGTAAGACTATCTAAAAATAATAAAGTATTAAAAAAAATATTAGAACACATAGCAGTGCACAGAACTATTGACATTCGACAAGAAGCAAGAGGCAAGGTGCATCTATTGGGTAGAGTGTATAGAAAAATACTAGAACCCATTTGTTATTGGGTAGGTAAGTATGCCAAGTAAACAAGACGCATTACAGAGAATAGAATCACACGAAAAGCTTTGTCGTATCATGCAGAAACAAACACATGATAGAATATCAGACTTACAAGGTCAGATTAACAGAATCGAAAGAATACTACTTGTATCTATGGGCGCTGTAATAACTGGTATGGGTGGTGTGATTGTAGTATTGTTACAAAAACTTTAAATCCAAGCTTTTAATTCTTCACCCATAACTTGACTTGCAATATTAACTTTCTTACGTAAAGCTTTTACAATTCTTTCATCAACAGTATCTTCACAGATAATATCAATATATGTCATGGGTTTAGTTTGACCAATACGATCTATACGAGCCTCTGATTGTTGTCTCTTTTCTAAATCATATCCGTTAGAATAATAAATCATATTGCTAGCTGCAGTTAGTGTAATACCATAACCACCAGTTTGCGGTGTGCCTATAAAAAATCTACACGCATCATCTTCTTGAAAACGTTTTATGTTTTGTTGTCTGTCTTCTTGTGGTGTCAAACCATAGTAGTCTACAAAACTATTTTCACCAAACTCTTCTACAACTGCTTTTATAATTTGTCTTACATCACTTTGCCAGTGAGCCCAAATAACAACTTTACCTTCTATCTCACCTAAAACATTTACTAACTCATCAAGTCTATTGCTTTTTAATTCTTGTATAACACCATCATCAGATTTAAAATGGCCACAAGTTATTTGTTGTAGTCTCATCAACTGTGTTAATGCATTTGCAGTGGTAATCATTTTACCATTTAATATCGCAAGTGCTTCTTTTTTCATCTGTGTATAAACTTTAAATTGATCTGGCGTAAGTTGCACAATACGTTTCATAAAAGTTTTCTTTGGTAAATCTAGGCAGTCATCTTTTAATACACGATAAGAAAAATTTTTTAATTTATCTGACAGCTCACCAAGGTTACGATATCCAACTACGATTTGTACAGATCGTCCACCAAAGTTTGCAGTCTTCATTACAGCGTATCTAGTTCTAAACGAGTAATAAGAATTATGGTCCAACAGCCAAGGGTCAAGAAACTCACATTGTTTGTATAAATCTAATGGTGATTTTGTTACGGGAGAACCTGTGAGTATTCTTTTGTACTTTGCATTAATACCTAGTGATACAATATTTTTTGTACGTTTAGCTTCTGGATTTTTTATAGTTGTAGACTCATCGATTGCCATCATAGTGTTGTGTGAATTGATAAATTTTGCAGCAAAATCAACACCTTTTTTAGTAGATAATGCTTCAACATTCATACATAAAATATGTAAGTCTGTTCCTGTTTTAAACAATGTGTCTAAATTTTGTTGTTGTTGCTTTGTAATATTTGCTTGCCACAATACGGACACTTTCTCTATATGATCTGGTAAATGAGTTGGTATCTCAGAACTATACCAGTTCTTATAAACACCCTTTGGTGCAATAATTAATACACCATTAATCTTACCTTTGTCATAAAGCATTGCAACATTATCTATTAATACTTTAGATTTACCTGTACCCATTTCCATAAAATACGCAAAAGCTTTTTTCTCCCAAGACATTTCTAATGCTTTGAGTTGATGTGCGTATGGCTTAGTCTTAAATTTGTAATTCATAAATTTTCTTCTTTCTAGTTGACACTCTATCAAAAACAAACTATATGTCAAGCCATGAAAGATAGAACTGTTTACGTCATACAGGAAATACCTGGTACAAAATCTGGAAACCCAAAAATAAATATTATGGGTGCAGCAAAATACGGTAAGTTTAAATTTTTACTTCCTGAGTTATCGCAAATGATTTTTTCTCCTGGTCCATTAATTTTTAAATTAAGAAACTTATTAAAAAATTTTACATCAGAAGATTATTTATTATTAACAGGTGACCCTGCAATAATTGGTGTTGCATGTTCTATTGTTTCTGATATGACAAATGGAAAATATAATTTGTTAAAGTGGGACAAACAAGAAAGACAATACTACCCAATAGAAATAAATTTGTACGAGAAAGGAAATACAGATGAGTGAGTTAGAAAAAATGTTTATTGAGGATGCACCTCAACAAGTAAACGAATTAAATAATGTAGAATCATTATCTAGCCATGTTTTAAAATTACAAAAGCTAGAAGACGAAATTAAAATGGATGAAGAAAGATTATCACAAAAGAAAGCACAAGCAGATAAACTTTCACAACAAGTGATACCAGAGATTATGGATTCAATGAAACTTAAAACTATGAAGTTAAGAGATGGATCTGCAATAGAGGTAAAAGAAATTTACAGCGCTACAATACCAATAGATAAAAGAGAAGGCGCATTTAACTGGCTTCGAAATAACGACTTGGGTGATTTGATTAAAAATGAAATCACTGTTTCCTTTGGTCGTAACGAAGATAACAAGGCGAGCGAATACGCAGACCTTGCAGAGAGCAATGGTTACCAACCGGTTCAAAAACTTAAAGTGGAGCCAATGACTCTCAAAGCACTATACAGAGAGCGGGTTGAGAAAGAACTTGACCTGCCCTCTGAACATTTCAATCTGTTTAAGGGAAACAAAACAAAAATAACAAGGAACAAATAATATGAGTGAAGAAACAAGAGACATAATAAAACGATCAACTGGTGAGCTATCTGCTTTAGATTTCGTATCAGACTCAGGAATGGGTTTAGAGAACGTAGACAAAGAAGACTTAGCTTTACCCTTTCTGAAACTATTACAATCAGGTTCAGATGAAACTAAAAAGAAACATGCAAAGTATGTAGAGGGCGCTGAAGCTGGTATGTTTTATAATACAGTTACCAAAAAATTATACAATGGTGAAAAAGGAATAGAAGTTATTCCTGTGTTTTATAAGATGACATATCCAGAGTGGGCACCTTTTGAAAAAAGAGAAGGTAGACCTATACATAATGACAGAGGACCTGGTATTATGGCAAAGGTAACTCAGAACGATAGAAACAAAGATATGTTAGATAATGGAAATGAAATTATCAAAACAGCAAATCACTTTGTAATTATTAATGGTGAGCGACCAGAGAAAGCTTTGATGACTATGAAGTCAACACAGCTTAAGGTTAGTAGACAATGGAATTCTTTAATGGAGAATGAATTTGAAAACGATCCTAGTACAGGGAAATCTTTACAAGCACCTACATTTTCTAGAATTTACAAATTAAATTCTGTAGAGAACTCAGGTAGTTTTACTTGGCATGGTTATAATGTGTCTATGTTAAGAAAAGTAGACAATGCCGGCCTATATCAAATGGCTAGAGATTTTTATAACTCTTTGAAGAACAGTCAGCAAAAAGCTGCAGCTGTATCACAAGAGGAATCTAACTACTAATTCGCCTCTACGGAGGAGATAGGAGCGGCAATGCGAGAGTGGAGCCGCTCCGACCCGGGATCTTATGGTTGAAAAATTTATAGAATTATTTAACGGATACCAAGGAGACTTTGGTATAGCCGACATGTCTTCGGCACAATTAGACACTGACAAAAATAAACTCAAACCAAACTACGAATGGGCTGGTAGACCTATTACACAAGGTGACTATCGAGATCACATTGAAGGTAAGATATCAATTGGTATACAACCATGTAGATTAGATAGAACAGTTCAGTTTGGTTGCATAGATATAGACTCAAAAGATTATTCTAGTTTCAAAGTAGAAAACTATTTAGCATTGTTTCAACAATTTAAATTACCATTAGTACCATTACTATCTAAAAGCGGAGGACTGCATTGTTATTTGTTTTTAAAAGAACCAATACCAACTGTCGATCTAATCTCGGCACTGAAGTCTTTTCTTCTGCCTCTTGGATTAGATCCTGACACAGAAATTTTTCCAAAACAGAAAGAACTAAAGGAAGATGACAAAGGAGAAATCAAACCAGGAAACTTTATAAACTTACCATACTATAACAATGGTAACACTAAAAGATATGCAGTTGATAAGAACAATAACAAACTAGACCTAGATAAATTTATAGAAGTTGCTAATCAAAATAAAATAGGTAAACAAGAGTTAGATAAACTTGTAGAAGAAACATACAGAAATATTTTAGTAGGAACTCACGAAGAGTTTGAAGATGGCCCACCTTGTTTGGCATTGTGTTCAAAAAGAAAACTAGATGATGGCAGAGATAGATTTATGTATAACTACATGGTCTTTGCTAAAAAGAAATACAAAGACAAGTGGCCAGACTTTGTTGCAAAAGCAAACTATAATTATTTAGAAGACCCATGGGATAAAACAAAATTAGATTCTAAGATTACTGCATGGAGAAAAGATACTGCAGGTCATACTTGTTACGAAGATCCAATACATAGTAAGTGCATGCGTAGTCTTTGTTATACAAGACCATTTGGTGTGAAGTCAGATAGTATTACTATGTTTCCAGACATTACTGACTTTGAAATTATTATGTATGCTGAACCAGAGTATAGATTTAATGTGGCATTACCAGATGGCACTAAGGCTGGCGTTGTAGCAAGCAACAGGCGACTGATAACTAAACAAACAGAACTATTAGATTTGATATGGGAGCAAACTGGTATTTATCACGAGCCATTAAAACCAAAAGATTTTAGAGCAAAGCTTACAGAGTTTAGAAAGAACTCTACAAAAATTACACCACCTGCAGGAACACAGATAGAAGATAGATTAAACGAAGAGTTATATCAATATTGCGTTAATGGACCACGTGCAAGAAACAGAATACAAATTAACAGTGGATCTTGTTTGACAGAAGAAGGACATCACTTCTTTAGATTTAATTCTTTTATAGATCACCTAGGATCTAGTTGGAAAATACCAGAAGAACGAATAGCACAAAAACTAAAAGACAAATGTGGTGTGGAGTTTAATCATTCTTTAAATGTAGAGGGTAAAACAATTAAGGTATGTAGAGTTAAACAACTACACATAGATAAGATAGAATACAAACCAGTAGAAAGAAAAGAGAGTAATTACTAATGAGATACAAGGTAGTAGGTCCTCCAGGCACAGGTA